ATCGGCCCGGCAATTATGAGCTGGAAAATCGAAGCTCTGATGTAACTGATGTTTATTCTTTGGTTTCAGCTTTGGCAACATCGGGATTGGGTTACATTTACGAGGATGCACAAGGCCGCATCAGCTATGCAGACAGCACACACCGCACCAATTATTTGGCGGCAAATGGTTATGTTGAGCTAACAGCAAACCACGCTTTGGCATCGGGTTTGAGTATCCAATCGCGCACGGGCGATGTTAGAAACACCATTACGCTCAAGTATGGCCAAAATTCAAACAATGAGGTTTTTGCAACAAGCCTTGAATCTGTTGGGCTGTATGGACAGCTGGCACAAGTTTTCACAACAACCATCAAACACGCGGCCGATGCTCAAAATCAAGCTGATTTTTATTTAGAGCTAAGAGCTTTCCCACGATTCAATTTCAGCAACATCACATTTGAGCTTACAAATCCAGAGCTTGATGATGCCGATCGGGATGATTTGATCAATGTTTTCATGGGTATGCCTGTGGAAATTGCCGATCTGCCATTAAACATGAATTCAGGAGATTATTTGGGTTTTGTTGAAGGCTGGACATTTACGGCCAGATACAATCAGATCAGCATTTCATTAATTTTGTCACCAATCAGCTTTTCATTGCAAGCCATGCGATGGAACGATGTGCCGGTGACAGAGCAATGGAACACAATCAATCCAACTTTGGATTGGATCAATGCCACAATCGTGGCGTAAGGAGAAAAATGAGCAATCCAACGAGCAATTTCGGATGGCAGATGCCAACGAATACAGATTTAGTCTCACAGCTCCCGGCCGATTTTGAGGTATTTGGTCAAGCTGTTGATACATCATTGGCCGACCTTAAAGGCGGCACCACAGGTCAGGTATTGGCAAAAGCAACCAACACGGACATGGATTTTACATGGGTTACAAACGCCGGAGACATTGAAGGTGTGACAGCTGGAATCGGTATCAGCGGAGGCGGTACCAGCGGCACAGTAACAATTACAAATTCAATGGCTACGGCTATCGATGCTAAAGGCGATCTTGTAGCAGGTACGGCTGCCGATGCTTTCAGCCGTTTAGCCGTAGGTGCTAATGGCACAGTATTAACGGCAGATTCAGCCGAAGCAACCGGTATTAAATGGGCATCACCAAGCGCGGCCGCTTTTGCAGGCTGTAGTTTGACTAATTCAGCCAATACTGCATTAACTAATGCTACTAATACCGCTATGCCTTTTGATACTGAAACATTTGATGTAGGTGGTTTTCACGATACGGCAACAAACAATTCACGCATTACAATACCCGCTGGAAAAGCAGGTTATTATCAATTTAATGCCTACGGTTATTTTAACGGAAATGCCACGGGAAGCCGCGAAATGTATCTTTACAAAAATGGAGCCAGTTTTGTTTCATCGGCGGTCGCAATTTTTGATCCTAACACGCAGGCGCAAACGGCTAACTTTTCAGCGGTTGTCTCTGCATCAGTAGCGGATTATTTTACTTTAATAATGTATCAAGATAGCGGAGCAGGTTTATCTTCAAGTGCAAGAATATCTATGTCTTATTTAGGAGCTTAATTATGGATCTATTCACAATTATTACAGAGACTTATCCCGAATTAACGAATAAGGATTTTAGAGCAGGTGGGAAAATAAGTCTGCAAGATGATAGCGATGGACTAGGCGCATATATTAAAGAGTGGAATTACGACAAGCCAATACCTAGCGGATTGAAATTGGGTAAGTGACATTTCCACAAGGCACATTGCCGCGTTTGATTCAGATTGCGTTGGCCGAAGTCGGCACAGTTGAAACAGGCAACAATGAGACGAAATACGGCAAATTTATGAAAGCCGACAAGCTGCCATGGTGCGGCTCGTTTCTCAATTGGTGTGCTGATCAAGCTGGTGTAAAAGTGCCAAATGTGGTCAGCACAAAAGCCGGAGCTGAGGCATTTCAAAAGCGCAAGCAATGGCACACCACACCAAAGATTGGTGATTTTGTTTTCTTTGATTTCATCATCGATGACAAAACAACAATCAATCACATTGGCTTGGTGATTCGCTGTTCAGAGAAACAAATTGTGACCATTGAAGGCAACACATCAGGCGGTGGCGATCAGCGCAATGGTGGCGAGGTTATGGTTAAATCAAGAGCTTTGGGAGCACGCTCATTTGTGGTGGGCTATGGCCGACCTACTTATGAGCCATTTTCTGGTGATTTACCAGATCGACCAAAAGGAGAAAAATAATGGAGCAAGCAAAAGCAATTGCAGCATCATGGGCAAGGTCTTACATCGCGGCAGCTTTGGCCGTGTACATGGCCGGTGGATCATTGCAGCAAATGGCAATGGGTGGCGTGGCAGCGGTTGTGCCTGTCATTTTGCGTTGGCTGAATCCAGCTGATAAAGCTTTCGGATCAACGGGGAAATGATCCCGAAACTACTCGCGGCAAGCTTAGCTTTTCTAATCGGGCTAAGCCTTGCCGGGTGTGGTTATCAAGGTTGGGTGAGATACCCATGCCAATTGCACGAGAATTGGGAAAACCCAGAGTGCATGAAACCGCAATGTAAAGTCACGGGAACTTGCACAGAGGATTTGGTGGGCGATGGCATCAAAAAATAAAGATCGATTAAGTCAAGAGGAGATCAAAGCACGGCTGATGTTTTTAATTGGCGCGGTGCTGTCAATTGTGTTTTTGATTGTCACTTTGGGCATCACTTATGCATTGATTTTTGTGACACAGCCAATTGGTGCACAAGCTCCCAATGATGCAGCTTTCATTGATTTGCTTAAAACATTGGCAATCTTTCTCACCGGGTCTTTGGGTGGGGTTTTAGCATCAAACGGCTTAAAAGACAAGCAAAAATCAGAATACGAAAAAGCCATTGAAAGGCGATTATCCGGTAGCGACACGCCATGATTTGAGCGTGATTGTTGTATTTGTCAGCTGATGCTGTCACTCTCTATTTTGGGAGCTGATACGCGGCTCCCAGAAACGGGAGCAACAAAGTGAACGAATTATCAATTGTGATCTTTATGGTCATTGCTGGAGCTTTTTGGGCTGTTATGTGTTACGCGGTTGGATTCAAGGAAGGCCAGCGACAAGGCTATACAAGAGGCCGTGCGGTATCTCGCCACATTTCACAGCTCAATGAGGTGAACAAATAATGGCCGGATTTCTTGAAAACTATGAAGGCAACAAAGATCGCACAGATCGTTGGATTGCCACATTTCCAAATGGCCGACTTGAGGCACACATCATTGAATTCAATGCTGAGAAAGGTTATGTGCTGGTACAAGCTAAGGCATGGCGCAATCAAGAGGAAACAGAGCCGGCTGGCATTGATTACGCTTTTGGCTATCGTGAGGCGTACAACCCAAACATGAAACGCTGGTTTTGCGAGGATACGACAACCTCAGCTTTGATGCGCGTGATGGCTTTGGTCATGGGTGGCACAGAGAAAGTCACAAAAGAGCAGATGGAGCACATCAAAAGCAACGATGCGACAAAGCCTGTTGAGCATGACTATTGGACAACCAAATTTGGTGATGTGCCCAGCTACAAAACAGCCGGAGAAGCTGAGCAAGCTGGTATCCCATCACTTGGATCATCGATGGATCAAATTGCAAAACAATTGGGTGGAGAGCTTGTACAAGAGGCACCTCAATGCTCACATGGTCACATGATCTGGAAACAATCACATGATGGTGCTCCAAAGTCATGGGGAGGCTATTTCTGCACCGAGCGCACAAAGGCAACCCAATGCACACCACGCTGGTATGTATTGCGATCGACCGGAAAATGGGAGCCACAAGTATGAGCGACTTTGTGGAAATCTTGTATCCACAGCAAATGATTGCAAGATTGCTTTGCAATGGTGAGGTTGTTGAGGAGTACAAAATCGATCAATGCGATAAGTGCTCAAAGCTCACAAAATTTGATCCATTTGGCTACCAAATTGGCTATGACAAAACAGAGAAAACCATTTGGTTTTGTGGTGATTGCCGATGATCACACGCATGGAGGAGATTCAATGCCTAATAGCTGCCATCGACCATTGCAAGGATCGGGATGCTGATCACAGCTCACGGATCGTTCGCAATTTGTCATGGTTTGAGTATGTTGCACAAAACGCTGAATCAATGGTGTCTGAGTGGGTTGTGGCCAAAGCTTTAGGTTATGAGTACAAACCCGGAATTACATGGGATAAGTCTCAAGCCGATGTGGGTCAGCACATTGAGGTCAAATGGTCACCCAATTCACAATCAAACCTTTGGATTCAGGAATCAGATCGCCATGATCGTGACATTGCCGTGCTGGTAACAGGCAACTCACCAAAGATGCACATCGTTGGATGGATTCCGGTGGGTGTGTGCAAGAAACCACGCTACCGAAACGAATCACAAAACAATTGGAGCGTGCCACAAATTAATCTGCAACCAATCGAAACATTGATGAGGAGCAATTATGCACATCCTTCAATTTGATTGTTCAATTTGCAAAAAGCTTCACGGCAAGCCAAAGCAACGCCATGGCCTCAAGAAAGGTGCTGAACTCACAGCTCATGAGTGGTTTGCTCAATGCATGGGATGTGGCACATTTGGAATCAAGCTGGTAGATGATGACAGGATTGGAGAGCTTTCAGATGGCAACCTATGAATTCAAATGTGATCAATGCGGCACGATGGCAATTATTAACCGCGCAATTGATGCTGATGGTGATGTGGATGCTGGCAATTGCATGGCTTGTGCAATTCCAATGACACGCATTTGGAGTGATGTTGGAGCTGTATTCAAAGGCACGGGATGGGGTAAGTCATGATTAAGTTATCCACAACCTTCATCCACAGCCTGTGGGACACGCTCAAGCACACGCTCAAACTTGACTGGTATTTGCGTGCATCGGTACGCTCCATGCTCGTGGGCGAGCCGCTGAGGCGGATAGCTCGCAAGCGATGCTTGGTGCTATTGGCCGGGCTATGTGTTGTTATCACAACACCGGCACAGGCCACAAACGATGCAACAAAGAAAGCAAGCATTGATGCATTGAAACTCTATGCACACTCAAGGATTATCAACTATAAAGAATTTCAATGTTTCAATACTCTGATCACAAAAGAAAGCAATTGGAGAATTGAAGCTATCAATCCAAACGGCAATCATTTTGGATTAGGTCAAATGCGCAATACAAAGTATCGGAACCTTGATGGGTATCGCATGATTGATTGGTCATTGCGCTACATCGATCATAGGTATCAAGGCAAGATTTGTAATGGTGCTTTAGCTCATTGGCGAAAGCATGGGTGGCATTGATGTCACGCGCATGGAAAAGCGGTAGCACAAGCCGTTGGCGTAAGCTAAGAGAGGCGGTGCTCAAGCGTGATGGGTGTTGCCAGATGTGTGGCCAGACTGAAGGCCAGATGCACATTGATCATGTGATACCTAAGCGGCTTAATGGGAGTGATGAGCTGTGGAATTTGAGGCAATTGTGCCAGAAATGCAATTTAGTTAAAGGAGGTCGTTTTTTTGAATCGGAAGGAACAC